ATGGGCTACTTCACGCTGCGTGCGATGGCGCGTCCCGAGGTGGAGTCGGTGGACGTGTACGAGATCGACCAGCGCGTCATCGACTTCTTCACGGCCACCTTCAAGGACCGCGAGGGCTTCGACAAGGTCCGGTTCCACCTGGGCGACTACCGCGACACCTACATCGATCAGGACCACGACTTCCTGTTCATGGACCCGTACCCGACCCTGCTGGGCGACGATGTCCCCGAGTCGGTCGAGTGGGTGCTCGACAACAACTACGTCAGCGACCTGATGTTCTGGGGCCGTGAGAAGGTGCTCTACGCGGCGCTGCTGCACGCCCGTGACGGCGAGACGTTCCCGCCGCTGCTCGACGGCAACACCCACCAGTTCTTCTCGACGTGGATGGCTACGGAGATGGACGGGGTGCCCGGCACCAAGCTCGCCAACATGGCCGACCGCGTGGTGGACGCGGAGTACGTCGAGGCCGTCAGCGCGCCGTTCCACGACCGCGGGATGGCGGTCTGATGGCGGGCGGGCGCAAGGGTGGCCGGATGACCAAGGCCGAGATGCAGGAGATCCTGCACGCCGCGCAAGAAGCTCTGCGGGACGCCGAGAAGGAGAACACGGCGCTCCGGGGACAAATCGCGGCGCTGACGCCCCACGCCGAGAAGGGCGAGCGTGCCCTGAAGGCGAACGCCACGCTGATCACCGGGGTGCGGAAGGCGTACCGCTTTGTCTCCCACGCCTTGACCAAGGGCAACGCGATGGAGGGCCTGAGCATGGCTCTCGCGGCCCTGGAGCCCATCGCGAACGACGACACCCTCGTCGCGGACGATGGGTAAGCCGCCGCCGCCCAAGGTCGCCCGCGCCTACCGGGCGAACTGTGAGACAATCAAGTGGCGCGAGTGCCGGGTACGCTGGGGCCGCGGGTGGTGCGATGGCCGGATGCGGGACCGAGTGTTCACCGTGACCGAGGCCGAGGGCCGCGCGCACTCCAAGCGGATCTACGGCATGGAGATCCCCGACACCCAGTGGGTCGGGGTGATGATCTACAGCGACAGCTACCGCCTCGTGCCGCTCTCGATGGTACGGCAGAAGGAGACAAACCCATGAGCTTCCCCACCGGACCCGGCCGCAGCCCCGACGAGATCGGCACCGACATGCCCTCCATGCGCTCCGAGGAGACAAAGCTGTGGGTGGAGGTCGGCTCCGACCGCACGGGCACGACCTACCGGGCCGCGGTGCCGGGCGGCTGGCTCTACCGCCACAACGGCGGCAGCGGGCACAACAGCAGCAGCGCGATGACGTTTGTCCCCTCCCCGGACAACCCGGTGAGCCCGCAGGACGCCACCGTCCTGCTGACCATGCTGAACACCCTGATGGCGCGGAAGACCAGTCCGGCCATCCACCACGTCCTGGCCGAGTACCCCGAGGCAGTCCTCAACCTGTCTGTGGACACGGTGCATCGGGCGGTCAAGGCCCTGGACGCGCTCGCGCGCACCCTCTGATGGGCTGGAAGCGCAGGAGCCGCGGGCACCGCCGGAAGCCGCCCATCCGCAAGACGGTGCGGCACTCGCGCAAGCACCACGACGGCATCGAGATCACACGCCACGCGCGCCGTCGCTACGCCGAGCGGATCGGCCAACTCTCGCACTACCAGACGACCATGGCGATTGTCTCCGGCGTCGAGAGCGGCGTGCAGATCCCCTACCGCCTGGGGCAGACCCTGTGGAGCCCGCGGGGGAGCGACAGCCCCAACGCCAACCACCGCCGGGTGCGGTTCATCCTGGGCGGGGCCGCGGTCTACGTGCTGCGGGGCAAGAGCACCGTCATCACCGTCATCGACGTGGACGCCGAGGTCCTGGCCCAGGCGTTCGTCTGGCTGATCACCGGCCAGTGGCTCCCCGTAGAAGTCGGGGCGTCCCCGGGTATGTCCGTCGCGGAGGACAAGCTGTGCAGCGACTGAAGCGATGGTGGAACGGCCGACATGCGCGCCGCGAGAACGCACGTCGTGAGCGGTTTGTCTCCTACGCACTGAGCATCGTGAAGAACTGCCACCCCCGGAACTTCACCCTCCTCTGGAAGGACGGGGGCCTCTTGGGTAGCGTCGATGGACCCCAGGGCACCCTGCACCGGGACGGCTTCACCGCCAAATGGCGGTTCACCCGCACGCAGATCGGCTGGCAAGGTACGATGCGGTGTGGCGAGGTGGCCGCAGACGGCACCATCGTGATGTTCGTCACCTACGACCTGCGCTACGCCGACGCGGGCGCACTCTACATCCTGCGGAGGACGACATGATCGACGAAACCCTCACCCGACTGCGCGCCATGCCCCTCGCTGACGCTGAGATCCTGCTGGTCTACGGCAAGCCTACGCGGGAGCACATGCAGCAGATCAAGGCCGTGCTGAACGACCGGGGCTTCAACGATCTGCTCCTGATCCGCTGTGACGAGGGCATGGACCTGAGCACCGTCAACGCGGGCTGGATGAACGCCCACGGGTGGGCCCGGAAGGAGACATTGGGCACGCTGTTCGCGGACAGCGAGGTCGTGGTCACGCGCGCGATCCAGGCGTTCCCCGCGTGGGCCGAGGGCCACGCGGGCGACAGCGCGTGGCGGATGACTGCGACCCAGGTCCTGAACGGCTACCGCGCCTACAACGGCCGAGAGGAGCCGGTGTGTCTGGAGGAGTCGGAGGGCGCGCACCATGACGCCGCGATCCGCGCGGCGGGCTACGCGCCCGTGGCCCACATCAAGCTGCTCGCGGCGCTGATGACCGGGGCGGTGAAGCATGTGAACAAGGGCCGGTGCCCCCATCCCGCGATGACCCACCTCCGCGACCCGGACTGCCCGGCGTGCGGGATCCAGGGGAAGATCGGCTACCTGCTCACGGCTCTGTCGGAGGAGGAGTGACCTCTTCCGCGGGCGGTGGTTCGGCCACCTCCGCGGCTTCCGGTGGAGCAGCGTTTGTCTCCTCCACCGCTGCCTCTTCTGCCGCGGCTGCTGCCGCTTCCGCCTCCAAGGCGGCAAGGAGGGCCTCCAGTTCGGCGGCGACCCGGGCAGCTTCCTCCGTCTGAGCCTTCATGGCCGCGTCGGAGGCTTCCTGCGTGGTGTCCTGGGCGAGTGCCCCGCAGAGCAGGAGCGCGATCACCGCTTCACCGGGTGGTGGATGTCCATGATCTTTCCCACGGTGTCGAGCCCGGCGTTGTGCCGTTCCGCCTGGAGCCGGAGTTCAGCGACCTCCCGGGACAGCACGGAAACCTCCGTTTCCAGGCCCTGGACGTAGTCCCAGGCTCCCCAGAGGACAGCCGCGAGGGGGATGGACAGCTTCCCGCCCTTCACCGTGGCCTGCTTGATCACTTCGGCGTTGATCGACATCAAGGGTTAGTGTACCCCCTGTTGCGTGTTGACGCTCACCAGGAAGGTGGGCAGGCTACAGTGGAGGCACCGGGTGAGCGACGACGTGACACCGAAAAGCCTCCTCAACGAGATCAAGCTACTCCTGGGGGAGGAGTTGAAGGCCGTTCGCGACTCCATCCACGCCATCGAACTGGCGTTCTCCGACCTCAAGGGGTCGATGGTGGACAAGTCCGAGGTCGCGGACTTGGACAAGCGCATGTCCAAGCTGGAGAACGCCATCGCCGCGCAGGCGGCGTCGCTCAAGGTCTGGGTCGTCATCCTGGGCCTGACCGCCAGCGCCATCGCATCCGTCGTCGTCAACCTCTTCACGGGGGCCCTGCAATAGGGGGACAAACACGGCGGAGAAGGAGTCGGCCGCGGGTATGAGCCCCCCGACACCCCTTGCACCTGCTATTGTCCCCTGGAAAGCATGGACCCCATCGAGACGATCATCGCGCTGAAGCTCGCAGCCCAGGAAGGAAACTGGGCCGCGGTGGGCACGATTGTCTCCGCGTTGGAAGACCTGTTCGGGGCGCAGGATGTCGAGGAGTTCCTGGCCCTGACCGGGTGCCAGGACGCTGACGAGGTGGCATGGCGCTTCATCGAGGAGGACGCAGGTGACGAGCCTACGCTGGCCCCCTACGACAGCGGCGTGACCCTCACCCCCGATGACTTCCCGTTCCTGTGGCGTTGCGAGGCCGCGAACGGGTAGCTACAGCGAGATCCACACTGCATGGAGGCACCGTGGGCCAGAAGAAGAACATCCCCCGACAGATCCGTGACCGCAAGGCCCTCAAGGAGCGCCGCGCGCGTTCCGCGCTGGAGGGCCTGATGGTGGCCCTCGTCGATGGCGACGAGGGAGCGATCCTCGCCGCGATGGAGCAGGCGAACACCGCACTGGGCAAGCTCGCGGTCTGGGACGACTTCCGCGAGTTGCCGGTCAACGACAACCTCAAGCGGGACATCAACGCGGTCGGCGGCGACGTGCCGGACGCCGTGTACCTGAACAGCATCTACGAGGTCTGGTGCTACCGGGAGCCCCTCCACGGGGACTACGGCGACGGACCCGCGCCGATGATCGCGCACCTGTCGATCAAGCGCCGCGACAAGCAGCCGATCGACTTCAACCACTGGCGCGAGTTGCAGCGGATCAAGGACGCGATCTGCGGCCCCTCCGCGGAGGCGGTGGAGTTGTTCCCGTCGCAGCGGCGGCTCGTGGACACGTCGAACCAGTACCACCTCTACGTGCAGCCCCCGGGCGCTTGGTGGCCGGTGGGCTACATCGAGCGCGCCGTGTCGAGCGTGTCCGCGATCAAGAACGCGAACGGCGGCGTGGGGCGGCAACGGCCGGTGCCCGAGAAGCTCCGCCCGCCCGATGACGCGGCCAACCAGCCCGTCGTCGAGGAGGCCGTCGCCCAGATGCTCCAGGGCAACCGAGTCGTCATCCCCGGGGCCAGCAAGATCGCGCTGATCACCATCGGCAAGGGCAAGGCCGTCCACCGGGTCAAGGCGTGGGAGACGGACGCCGGAGACAATCCGACCGAGGTCTACTGCGGCAAGCCCGTGGGGGACTGGCACGCCATCGGAGACGCCGACCTCGACCGCAAGCCCTGCGGCAACTGTGGCAAGGCCCAGGCGCGCGAGGTGGTGGTGTGAAGCCGTTTGTCTCTGGGGCGGGGTGGAAGCTCTACCACGGCGACATGGTCCGGGTGCTTGCCACCTTCCCGCCGGACTACTTCGACGCCATCGTGACCGACCCGCCGTACCTCCTGGCGTTCATGGGCTCCGACTGGGACAGCGTCCCCGGCGGCGACCCCCAGAAGATGCAGGAGCAGTTCCGGCGGTGGTTCACGGCGGCGCTCCGGGTGTTGAAGCCCGGGGGCCACATCCTGGCGTTCGGCGGGACGCGGACCTACCACCGGCTGGCGGCGGGCATCGAGGACGCCGGGGCGGAGATCCGCGACAGCATCCACTGGCTCTACGGCAGCGGCTTCCCCAAGAGCTACAACGTGTCGAAGGCGATCGACGCGGCGGCGGGTGCGGAGCGGGAGATCGTCGGCGTGTCGTCGGTCACGGGCGTCAGGAACGATAAGTGGTCGGCTGGGGCCGGTCTTCCGGGCCAGACGGCGCCCGTGAATCACATCACCGCCCCCGCGACCCCCGAAGCCGCCCGCTGGTCCGGCTGGGGTACGGCGCTGGCGCCTGGACACGAGCCCATCGTGCTCGCCCGGAAGCCGTTCAAGGGGACAATCGCCGGAAACGTGCGCCTCCGCGGCACTGGGGTCATCAACATCGACGGGTGTCGGGAGGCCAGCGGGCCCTCGCAAGGCGGAGCAACCTCTGGCCGCTGGCCCGCCAACGTCGTCCTCACGCACTCCGCCGACTGCCGCCAAGTCGGCTCGCGCTCCGTGGCGTCGAGTTGCAAGGCCGAGCACGTAGGCATGGGCCGCGAGGGGCAGCACACCAACGGGATCTACGGAGCCAAGGCCAGCAAGGTGACCAGCGGATACGCCGACGCTGATGGTACGGAGACAATCGCCGCCTGGGAGTGTGCTGACGATTGTCCGGTCGCAGGGCTGGAGGCCCAGCAGAACGGGGCTTCCCGGTTCTTCCCTGTGACGGCGTGGCATGCGGACTACGACTTGCCGTTCATGTACCAGAGCAAGCCCGCCCGGAGCGAGAGGGGCAAAGGCTTGAAGCATTTGTCTCCGACCGCCGGACATGACGCCGTGAAGCGCAAGGCCGGGACCGCCGGGCTGGACAACCCGCGGGCCGGTGCAGGCCGGACGGCGTCCACCGTCGCGAACTTTCATCCCACGGTGAAGCCCTTGGACCTGATGCGCTGGTGCGTCAGGCTCGTTTGTCCCCGTGGAGGCCGTGTCCTCGACCCGTTCGCGGGCTCCGGCACCACCCTGGCGGCTGGCCTCATGGAAGGGATGCACGTCACGGGCATCGAGTTGACCGAGGAGTACCTGCCGTTGATCGAGGGGCGCTGCAACGCCTGGGACTCGCTACAGGGTAGGCTCCTCCGAACTGCGGACACCGCCGCATCCCCTGGACCCCCGGAGATCCCATGATCCTCGTTTGTCTCCTGTCCTGCGCGACCTTGCAACACAGCGTCGTGCGCGACGCCCCCACCTACACCGTCGAGATCCTCGCCACGCTCCAACGGCAGGAAGACGCCGCCGACGCGCTGCGCGATGCCGCGAGCTACGCCCGGGAGAACGGCGACGTGGAGCGCTGCATCCTGTACGCGGAGCCCGCGCTGATGATCGACGCCTACGCGCGGTCGCAGGCATACCGGGCCCTGTGGCTCGCGGACCTGCCCTACCCCAACCCGGACGGCTCGCTGCCGGAGCCCGGCGAGGAGCAGCCCGATCCGGGCCCCAGCGCCGCCTTGGAACCGGTGACGGTGCTGTGCCCGGACGAGGACGAGGTCCTGATCGAGGACCCCATCGAGCAGCCCACCCCGGACGAGGAGTCCCCTGATGTCCCGTGAACTGACCGCCGTCGCTGATGCCGTCGCAGAAGCCGTCAAGGACCACCTCCCGCAGATCGCCGCGTCGGCCATCCGCGAGATCGAGGCCGACAACCCCTTGGCGCAGGCCGCGCTCGACATCGCCGCGGGCTACGTCGAGAAGAACGGGCCGGACATGATCGACGAGTTCACCGACGACCTGCTGAAGCTGATCGACGGCGACGCCTCCGCGGCCTTCCGCCTCGCCCAGCAGGGCGACGCCGGGGCGCTGTCCAAGCTCACCGAGGCGATGCAGTCCGCGGAGGCCGAGCACAAGGCCAACGCGAGCAAGCTCGCCCGCGACCTGGGCAAGGTGATCAAGCCGCTCGCCAAGCTCACCGGCAAGATGCTCCTGGGCGTCCTCGCATGATCAGCACGCGCGACCTGCCCAACGCTCCGCTCACGGGTGTCCCCGGCGATGCCGAGGCGGTGCTGATTCTGGGGGACAATCACCTGATCGGTGGTGCGGTGGTGTCAGACGGCATCCTGACCGGGTGCTGGTCGGTGAGCGACTTCCAGTCGGACCACTGGGTCCACCTCGTCGGCCAGACCCTCGCCGCGGTCCCGGTGAAGCTCGACGCGGAGGAGGCCGTCCGCGGAGCGATCGACCGTGTCGGGCGGGTGGCGGTCGCAGAAGCACGTAGCTACAGGGATCGGCAGGCTGGTACGTTGGATGCCGTGAAGGTCCTCGCCCAGACCCTGAAGGACGCGTGAGCAAGCCCGGCGACACCTCCAACCTCGTGATCACCCTCCGCAAGGGGGAGTCGGCAGTCGTCCACCTCGACGACGAGCGGCAGATCCGGGTGACGTGTGTGCGCCAGCAGCAGTCCCGCGCGGTCGTCGCGGTCGCCGCCCCCCGGGAGATCAAGGTCACCCGTGAAGGAGACAAAGCGTGAGCACGCTCCGATCCAGGCTGATCGCACAGGGCCACGCAGATGACGATCAGGCCCTGCTCCAGCTTCTCACGCCGTCGCTGGTCAAGGCGTGGCCGAACGCCACGCTCGACAGCATCCTGGCGACGGCGGCTGCGGCCATCGCGGCGGACACCTGGGACCAGACCTGATGCTTGTTCATGGCGACTGTGTGGCGGTCATGGCCACGATGCCCCCGGCGTCGGTGAGTGCCATCGTCTGCGACCCGCCCTACGGGCTGGTGTTCATGGGGAGGGGCTGGGACGACCTGGGCCACGGCAATGCACAGCAGGCGTGGCACGCGCGCTGGCTCACCGAGGCGCTTCGCATCCTCAAGCCGGGCGGGCACCTGCTCGCCTTCGGCGGCACCCGCACCTACCACCGCCTCGCCTGCGCCGCCGAAGACGTGGGCTTTGAGATCCGCGACAGCTTGCACTGGCACTACGGCAGCGGCATGGCGAAGGGGCTGAACGTCGGCAAGGCGGTGGACGCCAAGCTCGTGCACGGCCGCACGAAGGTCACGAGGGACCAGCCGCAGACCCCCGAGGGCGCGCAGTGGGACGGCTGGGCGACGGGGCTCGCCCCCGCCCACGAGCCTATCCTGCTCGCCCGGAAGCCCCCGGCAGGGAACGTGGCCGCGAACGTGCTGGCGCATGGCACCGGGGCGCTGAACATCGACGCTTGTCGCACCGGAACGGTCGGCGGAAGCACGCAGCCGAGCGGCATGGACCGCTACAATGCGGCCAACGCCACGCATGGCTACCGACCCAGCGCGGATCAGAAGGGCACACCACCCCTGCCACTACCAAAGGGACGCTGGCCCAAGAACGTGCTCTTCACTCACGCGCCGGGCTGCGCCGCGGAGTGCGTCGAGGGCTGTCCGGTTGCGGGCCTGGACGCGCAGAGCGGCGTGCGCAAGAGCGGTGCGCATAAGCGCAGCCACGTCCGCAACGTGCCGCGTCTTGGTGCTGGCGGGGTCTACGGCGAGGAGAAGAAGGCGGACAAGGCGTTCACGCGCGCGCGCCCGGCAAGCAGCGGCGGCGCCTCCCGCTTCTTCCCTGTGACCTCCTGGGATCCCGTCTACGACCTGCCCTTCCTCTACACCGCGAAGACCGCGAAGAAGGAGCGCGAGGCGGGCTGCGAGAAGCTGGCCGAGCGGCACGGACGGAAGCGCGGCAACAATCACGCCACGGTGAAGCCCGTCGCCGTCATGCGCTGGTGCCTGCGTCTCGTCACGCCGCCCGGCGGTGTGGTGCTGGACCCCTTTGCAGGCAGCGGCACGACGCTCGTCGCTGCGCGGCTGGAAGGCATCGAGTGCATCGGCGTCGAGCAGGAAGCGGGGCACTGTGAGATCGCTGCTGCGCGTGAGGCGCACGCAGGGCCGTTGCGCTGATGGAGCAGCTGTCCGTCCTCTTCTGCCACGCAGCCTCCGACACGCCCGAGGCCATCGAGGCTGACTGTGCCCTGCACGGAGGCACGGGGCCACTGCACCCCCATTGTCTCCCCAAGGAGCACCCTCATGGCCCTTCAGTTCGCCACCCGCCAGATCGCCGTGGTCGCTGCCTACCCGGGCCTCCCTGGCTCCGGGTGATGCAGCGTTTGTCTCCGGGTACCAGACGACCGAGAGCCGCCTGACCTTGGAGTCCGCTGGTCCCCCTGCTACTCCCGGCCCTCCACCTACCCCGCCGGGTGTCGCCAAAGCGAGACCGCCACCCCCGCCCCCGCCACCCATCCCAGGGTGAAGGGCCTGCGCGCGTAACGAGAGAGACGCGCACGGGACACCCCGTAGCCCCGGTGCCGGGCTGCGGGGTGTTGGCCGTTTTGTCTCCGATGATCACGACCTGAAAAGGCGTGTTCTACCTGTAGATGCAGGGAGGGAAGCCCCTGCACTACAACCACGGAGACAATCATGCTGATTCTCGATCCCTGTACCGCGTGCGACTCGACCGAGGCGACGTTCCTGGGCACCCTGGGTCCTGTGACCTGGGCACGCTGCCGCCACTGCGGCATCGACCGCATCGTGCCGGACCTGTTCGACGACGACGACGACCTCGTCGTGGACGACGCCCCCACCCACGAGCCGCCGCGCGCCGTGCTCGTGGCGTGGCGCAACACCCTCGCCGGATGGGGCGTGCCCTGCTCCGCTGAGGACGTGGGCTTCGCCTTCCACCACGCGTTCGACAGCAAGCGCACGGCAAGCGGCGAGGACTACGTCGTCGTCTTCTTCAAGAGCGACAAGCCGGGCCTCGACCCCATCGACGGCTGGCGCTCCTGGCTCGACACCTCCGACCGGGAAGCCCTCGTCCAGGGGCTGCTCGACCTGGGGCTCGTCGAGTACGCCTCCAACCCCTTCTGACGAGAACCCGGTGGCACCGGGTCGAAACGCCGGGCTCGCCCGGCGTCAAGGGAAGCTCTCAACCATCGGAGACAATCATGCAGATCAACGTGGGCGACATCGTCCAGACGTTCGCCTCTTGGGGCGACACCACCGACCGGTCCATCACCGCGACTGTCGGAGCCCTTCCGGGCCCCAACGACCGGACCACGCTCTACCGCCTCGACTCGCCGCACTGGCTGGGTGGAGCCGTGTACCGCACGGATCACGAGTTCGACCGCGCCATCACCCCGGCGTTCACGGGCACGGTCACCGCGGCTGACACGCTGCTCCGGGCCCAGACGGGCCTGGAAGCCCTGGTCTACCACCTCCGCGGGGCCGACCGCGTCGCCGCGCTCGACTTCATCGAGGACGACGATCAGGTGTGGACGTGGAGCCGGGAGGCTCCGCCGCCCGCGCGGTTCGGCGTCCCGGTCGCCCCCAACGGCTTCACGGTCCTCGTGGTGAAGGGCTGGAAGGGGCTCTCCTCGCCCTACTTGAAGTCCTTCAACCCCAACTGACGAGCCTCGCTGGTAACGAGGCGAAACACCCCTAATAGGGGGTGTCTTGGGAAACCTTTGAGCGACGACCCTCCGGGCTGATCCGGGGCGCTCGCTCAGTTCGGAGACAATCATGCTCATCACCCGCCTCCAGCGCATCGTCTTCACCGAGAACGGCGAGAAGCACGAGCACTACGCCCTGATCATCAACCGCAAGACGGGAGAGGTCACCTTGGAACAGGAAGCCGACGCGGACGGCCGCGCCACCGCCGAGGCCGTTCGCGAGTGGTCCACGCGCATCGAGGGCAACGCCGGGCTGGGCTACAGCGCCCGGACCTACCCGGAGCCCAACGGGATCCGCTGGGACTCGCAGGAAGCTGCGGCCACCGCCTGGGTCGATCGTGTCCTCGTCGAGACGCGCACCCGCGCCCCCGGCATCGCGTCGCTGTTCAGCGAGGTCCGCCGGGTCATCCGCACCCTGCGTGACGCGAGCGGGACCGCCGTGGGCCTCGACCACCAGAAGGCGTGGGACCTCGCCGTGGACCTCCAGTACGCCCTGAGCGACGCCCAGTCCCGCCGGGGCCGGACGCACGACGAGCGGCGCGCGGCCGGGGACCTCCACGGCAAGGCGACCCAGGTCCGCGACGACGCGGTCAAGTCCACGGTCAAGGGCGCACTCGACGCGCTCGACGGGCTCAACAAGCCCCGGAAGACGGAGTTCATCCACCTGACGGATCCGACCGTGGACGTGGACCCGAACGACCCGCGTCGCTGAACCACACTGACGAGCCCGAGTTGCACCCGGGCGAAACGGGAGACAATCACCTTTGTCTCCCGTCTGTGGAAGCTCAACCCCTGGAGACAATCGTGGAAAAGCACGACACCTACATCGAGAAGTTCATCGCGGAGCGCCTGCCGCAGTCCCTGCCCGCCATCGTGGTGCTGAACGCGCCCAACCCCTTGGACCCCACGACCCCGGAAGGTACGTGGCTGAAGGTCGAGGGGTGGGGCTCCGGCTCCAAGCACATCACCTACGACCTGCCCGGCTGGGACCAGATCGGGGAGGACGACCCCTACTACGTCGTGAACCACGCGAACGGCGTCCACGTCATCCGCTGCAACGCGGAGGGCCTGGAGATCGCCGCGATCTACGCGGGCAACGTCGAATCCATCATCACCGACGTGGTCGAGCGGGCTCGCGACGAGGGTGTGGCTCTGGACGACTGGATCGACGAGGAAGCGGCGTGAGCCGCGCCGTCATCGAGCGCGCGTGCATCGAGGGCGTCAACGCGCGGTTCGCGAACCGCCTCCGCAAGAACCCCTACCCGCTCCGGACGCCGGAGCGGGACGCGTGGTTCCGCGGCTACGACCACGCCGCTGACGCCGTGAGCCACCTGTTCGTCAAGGTCATCACCAAGGTGCCCGACCTGTGCAAGTCCCTGATCCCGCAGACCTGAGAGACAATCATGCTGAAGAAGTCGATCCTGCTGACCGTTGCCCTGTTTGTCTCCGCCGCCGCGTGGTGGAGCCTGTACGTCCACCGCGCCGACGCCGCCCGGTACGCCTGCATCGACGCCACGTCGAGCGCGGCCTACGCGGCGTGTCTGGAGGCCCAGTGATCACGACCTGAGAAGGCGTGTTCTACCTATAAGTGAGAGGGGAAGGGAAGCCCCCTCGCTACCACCACCACGGAGACAAACCATGAACTGCCCCGTCTGCATCAAGCGCGAGAAGCGCCACGAGAAGAAGGTCGCCGCTGCCCTGGCCGCAGGTCGCCCGGCCCCCCGCCGTCGCATCCTCCGCAGCCCCTGTTCCGGTTGCTACAGCATCCCCGTCTACAGCCGCCCCTGCGGCGTCCACGAGTAGGGAGACAAACCATGAACTGCCCCGTCTGCATCGACCTGATCATCGACCGCCTCTACGACAGCGAGTTCGACGCTGCCGACGCCCACGCCGCCGACCTGCTGGCGTGGCTGAACGGGGACGGCTTCACGCCCCAGCGCCCCAAGGTCGAGGAGTGCCAGTACCTCGCCGTCTACGTCGGCCCCGAGGTGGGGTCGCTCTCCGACTGGCCGAGCCTGCGAGCCCTGGTCAACCACCCCCGACTCAACGCCCACTGACGAGGCCCCTGGCAAGGGCCGAAACGCCGGAGACAATGTCTCCCGGCGTCTGGGAAGCCAACAACCCCCGGAGACAATCATGTCCAAGAAGACCACCGCCCGCAAGTTCTCGCTGGTGGGCTGCTCCTGCCTGATCTGCGATGCGAGCCTCACCGACGCGACCAGCGTGCAGATCGGCATCGGCCCGACCTGCCGCAAGAAGGTCGGCCTCACCGCCCGCGACAAGTCCGCCAAGCGCCTCAAGGCCAACGACCTCTGCTACGAGGCCACGGTCATCCGGGCCAAGGCGGAGAAGGCGAACAAGCCCATCACCAAGCGCAGCGCCAAGCGGATCTTCGCCATCGCGGACGAGGTCCAGGGCCTGGGCTTCGACAAGCTGGCCGAACGCATCCGCCTGCGCTTCATCCCCATCCACCTGACCGAGGTCACCAACGCGGACCTCTTCCGCTGGAACCGGGACACGCGTAGCGAGGAGAAGACCGGCACGACCGGCACGATCCTCCGCGTCCGCACCCCCTTCAGCCGGGTCTTCCTGGGCAAGCTCAAGGGCGAGTCCCTGCGCTACCGCCGCCCCGTGAAGAACGGCCGCGACTTCTGGTGGGAGGTGGACCGCCGCGACAGCCGCCGCGTGCTCAACGTGCTCTCGCAGGTCTGGCCCGGGGAGGCCGCGTACGGCTCCAAGGGGGTGTTCACCATCCCGACCGAGGCCCAGTTCACCAAGCGCTACAAGAAGTAGGAGACAAACCATGAGCAACCGTACGACCTTCGATCGCTGGTTCGCAGACGGCACCACCTGGGTGGGCGTCTACGAGTGCAAGGACCTGTCGTCGCAGCGCCTGGGTGACCGGGTGGCGATGCCGTTCGACACCGCGGACCTGAGCAAGGCCGAGGTCGGAGACAAAGCGCCGGACCACCCGACCAACGGGCCCGGCTGGCGCTGGTCGCTGATCGCCAAGTGCAACACCGTCGAGGAGGCCCTGGCCTACTTCCCCGACCCCAACTGACGAGAGCCCGGTGAGCGCCGGGCCGAAACGCACGCCGGGAGACAAACCCCCTCCCCCTCCCGGCGTGCGTCTTGGGAAGCTCAAACAACGGAGACAATCATGTCCACCATCGAAACCAGCCGCATCTACGTCGCCTCGCTGGCCGACTACAACGCCGGACGCCTCGTGGGTGCCTGGATCGACCTCGACGAATGGCTCGACGCCGACGACATCGAGGAGATCATCCAGGCCGAGGTCCTCGCCAACAGCAAGGAGCCGAACGCCGAGGAGTGGGCCATCCACGACAAGGAGGGGCCGCTGGCCCCCTTCATCGGGGAGCACACCAGCCTCAGCGACATTAGCGACATCCTCGACGTGGTCGAGGAGCACGGCGAGGTCGCTATCGCGGCCTTGCACTCCGTGGGCTTCATCGAGCGCACCGAGTGTGTCATCGCCACGGTACAGGACGGGTTCGCCGGGGCCGGGAAGTCCAGCGAGGACATCGTCTGGGACTACTACCACGACACGGTGGGCGAAGACGCCTTGGGTCCGCTCGCGGACCACATCGACTGGTCGAGCGTCGTGCGCTCCTGGGAGCACGGTGGCACGTCGTTCACCGAGGTCAACGGCACGGTCTACGCCTTCAACGCGGTGTAAGGAGACAATCATGCAACGCTTCAAGATCGAGGTCCTCTACGGCGACGGCGAGCCGCTCGTCTGGGAGACGGCCTACGCCGGAGCCAACGCCGCGTGCGCGCTGACGGACAGTCTGCTGGACTCCACCGGGTACACGCAGGAGGACGACGGCACGACCGGGCGCTACCGCCTGACGAACGTGAAGACCGGCGAGGTCACCGAGTTCAGCACGGTGCTCCACGTCAAGACCTCTCTCACCATCACCCCCGGCTGACGAGGCCCCGTGACACGGGCCGAAACGCCGCCCACACCGGGCGGCGTCCTGGGAAGTTCAACATCAAGGAGACAATCCCCATGAGCGCATTCATCACCTACGACGAAACCGATGTCAACAGCCTCAAGGTCCAATACGACGACAGCCGCCGCGTGTCGTTCGGCGGCGACACCGTCGTCACCGTCGAGATCGATCTGACGCTCGACGAGGACGGGGTCGATCGGCTGGAGGTCGAGGTCACGGGCTCGCAGTTCCTCGACGGCAGCAGCAGCATCAAGGACGCGATCACGGAGGTCCTCGACGCGGCCAGCGAGGCGAACAAGCTGGACGTGGTGACCGCCGCGATCCGCGACTGGGCCCAGGCGTGGAACTACGCCGACGCCGTGCTCGACGAGGTCTACCTCTCGCTCGACGAGGACGCCCGAGGCGACTGGATCGAGGACCAGATCGAGAAGTCGAACGGCTGAAACCCACTGACGAGGCCGCTGGGAAGCGGCCGAAACGGGGGACAATCACCCCCGTCTGGGATACCAACGGTGGAAGGGGTCGGGCTCTCGCGTGAAGCGAGCTTCCCAATGTCTCCGTGCCATGCCGGAGCCTGCCCCTTCCCACTTCTGCGCCAAGCCCCGTCTGGGCCCCCTCCGGGGGGTCTGGGCGGGGCTTCTTGCGTTGGGGGACAAACACCTGTTTGGGACAATCATCCCTTGACCCGTCAACCTGACAGTTTTGTCAGGTAGGTTGACGTGTCAACCTGACAAATCTGACAGGTCCAATAGAACACCGCCGTTCTAGGAACTAGAACACCGTCCTTCCTCCCTACGGTCGGAAGGCGCGCGCCGCTCGCGCGCCGCGCACTTCTGGAGGGAGGATCTGGGCCCAGCGGGTATGGACCCAGCCGGAGGCCGTATGGACCTGAGCAACGCACTCTCGATCGCAGCCAAGCAGGCGGACGCCAAGGGCGGGGCCGCGGGCTGGCACGCCTGCCGGTTCGATAGCGGATCGCTCGTCGCCAGCGACGGGGTTCGCGGCGTGCGGTGCCCGATCGAGACGACCGTGAAGGTCGCCGTGGACGCGGCCAAGGCCAAGGCGATCATCGGTGCCCTCACCGGGCCGACCCTGACCGTCAAGCGCAACAGCCTGCACGCCAAGGCCGGGCGCTCCAACTTCAAGCTCAAGGGCCTGCCCGCGTCAGCGCTCATGGCGCTCCCCGACGAGCCCCCGGCTACCGCCTGGACCCGGATCGACGGAGACAAAGCCGCCGCCATCGCGGTCGTCGCGGAACTGGCCGGGAAGGAAGACATGGGCCGGTACGCTCTCTCCGGCATCCGGTTCACGCCGGATTGGGTGGCGGCGTGCTGCTCCGGGGCGCTCGCTGTCGCCTGGGTACCCAACCTCGTGTCGGCAGCCATCACCGCGCCCGCCACCATCTTCCAGGGCCTGAGCGGCGACGTGTCGTTCGCCGTGGCCGACCGGCGGATCTGGGTGCGGGAGGAGGACACGGGCCAGATCCGCTGGAGCCTCCTGCTGGAGGCGGAGTGGCCGGATGGGTCGGTCAACGCCAACCTCGCGTCCGCACGGGAGGGAGACAATCGCCACAAGGCGGCGCTCGACTACCCGGCCCTCGCTGCGCTCGCGGGCATGGCGCTCGTGGCCTCCGACTCGCCCGCCGACGCCCACCGCGTGACGTTCGACGGGGGGAAGCTCGACTGGACCTACGAGGGCAAAGTAGGCCGCTATCAGGGCGACATGGACTTCGACTACACGCCCGAGGCGTCCTGGGTCATCGGGATCAACGCCACGCTCTTGGGAGTGGCCTTGAAGGGCCTGATCTCCGTGAGCGAGGAGGGCAAGCGCTACGTGTCCGTGGGTGGACCGCGCGAGGCGCTCCTGCTCTGGGGCGGAGAGCCGATCGTCGAGATGCTCGTCTTGCCGATGGTCCTCCCGTAGTGGAGACAATCAGGGTATGGTGCTCGCGGTGGACCTCCGAACCCTGAGCACCCGGCAGCGCCGCATCATCCGTTCCAAGATGATGCGCGCCTACTGCGCGACCTACGCGAGCGAGACGCTCCGTGGTCCGCCCGAGTACGACGGCCGCTTCCTGCTGGGGCGGCACCACATCGACTGGTCCGACGCGATCAACCACAACGATCGCTGCCTGTTCATGGCCGCGCGGGACCACGGGAAGTCCCACTTCTTCGTCCTGGGCTACAGCCTGTGGCAGGTCCAGATCCGCAGCCCGGGGCGCACGGGGTACATCTTCTCCGCCACCCAGCCGCAGGCCGAGGAGCACCTCGACAAGATCCGCAAGGAGATCATCGGCGGCGGCGAGAACGGCGGGCCGAACCCGTATCTGGCGAACCTGCTGCCCTTCAAGAAGGATCAGGCCCGCACGCTGGTGTTCGCGAACAACAGCGAGATCCGGGCCCGTGGGTTCGGCACCAAGGTCCGCGGCGGTCACCCCTTCTGGGTCCTCTGCGACGACATCCTGAACGATGAGCACATCTGGTCGGAGACGGTGCGGCAGAAGGCGGTGGACTACTACCTGTCCGCCATCGAACCGATGCCGGTCCCCGGGGGACAAATCGTCATCGTGGGCACCCCGTTCCACGCGCTGGACCTCTACGGCCACCTGAAGGAGGGCCGGGAGTACACGGTGCTGGAGCACCCGGCCCGCGGCCCGTTCGGGAAGCCCTTGTGGCCCGCCCGCTACAACGAGGAGCGGCTGGCGCGCCGCAAGCGCATCGTCGGCTCCATCCGGTGGGCCCGCGAATATATGTGTCAGCCGATCACGGACGACGCATCGCTGTTCCCGTCGTGGCTGTTCGACGCGGACGGGATCAAGCAAGACTACCCCCTGGGTGTGGACGCCAAGCTGTGGCACCGACAGGGGATGACGGTCTGCATGGGGGTGGACCTCGCGTTGTCGGCCTCCGCCGGGGCGGACTTCTTCGTCTGTTTCATCATGGCGGTGGACGGCAACGGCACCCGCTACGTGGTGGACATCTTCCGGGCCAAGGGCCTGGGCTACCAGCAGCAGGTGGACACGATTGTCTCCCTGTCCAAGAAGTACGACTGCGACCTCGTGTTCGTCGAGGCCAACCAGTACCAGCGGGTGATCTCCGACATGGTCATCCGCACCAGCGACGCCCCGATCAAGGCGTTCTACACGACCGGGCGCGGCGGCTCCCGGCAGGCGAGCAACCAGCGCCGCGGCATGGCGGGCGCGTACTCCAGCAACAAGAACAACCTTGACCGCGGTGTGCCCGCGCTGCGGCTCCTGCTGGAGAACAAGAAGATGCGGATCCCCTGGGCCCACGCCACCCGGGAGCGGGTCCAGCAGTGGATCGGGGAGATGCAGCAGTTCGGCTGGGCGGAGGGCAAGATGCAGGGCGTCGGCGCGCATGATGACACCGTCATGGCCCTCTGGATGGCCGACAGCGCGCTCCAGATCGCGGGTAGCTCCTCGCTGCTCGACAGCGACGGCGAACTGATGGACGGCTCCGAGGACTTCGATCTGGCGACTTGGGGTCTGGGCGACGGCGGGGACAATCACCCCAAGCCTCCCGCCGAGGAAGAGGATGTGCCAGACTGGTTCGGAGGCCGCGACAACGGCGGGCTACCGGGCCTTCCAGGCTCTCTCGCGCCTGACCTCTGGTCCTGATAGGGTCGGTCTATGTCGATGCCCCATCGGTCTGACAAGCGGTCAGCACGCACCGGAAAGCACCCTGGCCTGGGGATGATCGGCAAGATCGACGCGGCCACCGCGCGTCAACAGGCGGTCGAGGGGGCCAAGGCGCTGCTGCGCGAGGTCAACGTGAACCCGGAGCCTCACCAGCCCGGCGAGCGCGACTACATGACCGCGGAGGAGGCCGCACGGGTCATGGGCCTCGACGCCCAGAAGGAGCGCATCGCGATTGACGTGGTCCGCGCCGTCGTCGAGGGGACCGCCGACCTCATGGCGATCTCCGCCCGCGGCCGACAGGGCGGGCTCGACGCCGAGATCATCCGCGAGTGCATGCGCCGCGGCGAGCGCATCCGGGCCAACCGGAAGCGCGTCGGCGTGCCCATGGTCAAGTCGGAAGGGGACAAACCCCCTGGGACTGGCTGGCAGTCGATCCCCAACAGCAGCGTCTCCGGCGGCATGCGCCGGGGCTCCCCTGGGAACTACGACTACTGGTACCCCGGCGACGGCGGCGACGTGCGTTCGACCCCCCACGCGCAGGAGGCGGGCCCGGTCCACTCCGAGCACG